ACCCTTTACCATCCCCCTCAATCGCCCCCAGCTCATCCTCCATCCGCTCCAGCAAACTCCTCCCATCCTCGCCCAGAGCCTTCATGTAATCATCCATCCGCTTCCCCCCGGATCCGCAGAAGGCCAGTACCACCGCGTCCGCCCTATCCGGACTATTCACCCCGCGGGCTCGCAGCTCATCCTTCCCCTCCAGCGTCAGCTTCCCCTTGCCATTGGTCCGCACCTTCCGACTCACGAACTGCTGGAGCAGCACCTCGTCCGTACCCACCGGCCCCAGGTTCACCCTACCCTCCTCCACCATCCGCCCGAACTCGATCCACATCTCCGCCGCACGGTTCACGAACTGATCATCCCGTATCGCCCGCTCCCCGAAGTTCACCCGGCGCACATCCCACCCCTCCGCCCTCAGCGCATCACACATCACCACACCCATACCACCCACATCCGCGTAGATGTCCTCCGCCTTCAGCTTCCATTTGCGGAACTCGCTAATGAACCTCCCCACACTCGCCATCGTGTCCTTGTCCCGCCAGCGGATCAGTCCCTTCACCGTGTTCCCCTGCCGCACCACCATCACGCTCTCATCGCCGCCTGCGCTGAAATCGCAACCCGCGGTCAAGCGATGACCCTCGGTGTCCTCCTTGGGTGGGCCACTAACCAGCTTCTGCCAATCAGCAGTCCTCACAGCGGTCAAGCTCCCATCGTCCTCCATGAACTCCGCATAAATCATCGAGCGAACCAGCGGATGACCCTCGCCCCACCTCGCAAACTGATCATCGATCCACTCCTTCCGGATATGCGGGCAGTCGAAAGCGGTAACGGTAAATGTCTTCCACTTACCGTCATTCCGCCGAAACACATCGTAGAAATACCCGCTGCTACCACCAGGGCTGCTCATCAGCAGCGTCCGCGTCGGCTGGCACCGCTCCATTGACTGAAATATACCATCCGGCACCGCCTTCGCCTCGTCCACAATGTACATCAGGTCATTACTCGGACCCTGCACATGCCAGCCCTCAGCCTTCTCCGGATTGCTCGCGCTGAACCCGATGCACCGACTCACCAATTGTTGGCCATCAACCAACCTCGGATACACATAGCGGATCTCGCCATCCTTGATCGAGAAACCGTTCTCCTCGCCACCCAAGCCATTGATCATCTTCCTCAGATGCGGCCACAACGCATCCGCCACCTGACGGTACACACCAGCCGTACACACCACCAAGCTCCCCGGCCAGCGAAGCATGTGCCAGATGACAGCCGACGCCGCCACCATGCTCGTCTTGCCAGAGCCGTTCGCAGCCTTGAGGGCCACCTTCGAGTGCTTCTCGTTCAGAGCCCCCAACACCGCCTTCTGCCACGCATAGGTATCGCGTAGGCCAAGCATCATCTCAGGAAAGTTCGAGAGCTGCTGCGCCTCCTCCAAGAGCTTCCGCTGCTTCCAAGCAGGGATATGCGAACCCATTCCGAGTGAAGGGGATTTCTTGCGCTTAATTTGCTTGACTGCCATAAAATTGTGGCGGGTAGGGAGAGGGGGTATCAGGTATCACCCCACCCCCCTCGTGGGGGTCCCCCCTACCCCGTCGTCTATCACTGCGTCCTATTCTACTACGCTATTCTATTACTATTGCTCCGCTTATCCTATTACTTCACTCCACCGAATGCCCCAAGCAGTGACCCGCTTACTGACAATTCCTTTCCCTTAGTAGTGTGATCCAATTGCGCCCTGGCAACATAGCCTCTAGTCCTTTCCAATAGCCATGCGCTTCCTTGCCAGCCATTACCGCATTGTCTCACTACACTAGTGAGATCTAGTTCCCCCTCGAATCGCGCTTGTTCTAGTTCAGCAGCAAACGCCGGATTCCTTGCTAGGTACGATTGCCACCCCGCTCCGTTATTCCAGAACCCACAACCAATCGCGATGCGTTCCAAAGGAATTCCGAGGCGAGCGGCTTCAATCGCTTTTTTTGTCACGTCAGCAGAAAGGATTTTGAGGGGTCTCCCAATCTTCCTTCCCTGACTCCCCTTCCCCTTCCTTCCTCCCTGGTTTTCCCCTAGGACATTGACTGTCTTATCCCCTGGGACATTGGTTGTCTTACCCTTGGCCATGGCCAGCACTTCGCCCCTAAAAAAGGCCACTTCGCCACATTTTTTCAGAATTTGTCGACAATTGCTGACAAGTGTTTTAAATAAGCGGCTCCAATGAAAAAAACGACCGCAGCAACGACCGATCGGCCCTTCGCATCATTCACTAATGTCGGATGGGTCCGCCCGGGAACTTTCGTCCCGATTGCAACGATCAGCCCGACGCCCGACTGGGTTCCGGATGTAGTTTCATCCCATCACGGAGGTCATGAGATTCTGTCCGGAACCACGGAGGATTGCTGGTGCATGCTATTCGTTCGCTTTCAACGGGGCGACGGCCTGCCCCCCGGAGATTGGCTGATTTACTATTCTTACGACGACGACACCGGAACGCATGACCATCAACTATGCGTTGCAGCACGGATCACCCCGCAGTGACCGGATCCGATGGCATCGGAAACGGTGCCATCTGGTCTGGCCATAGCGGCCAGCATCCAAAACCAATGAAACTACGCATCCCCCCTAAACTCCACGGGCCTCTCTGCCTCTTGGGATTCCTTGCCATCATCGCAATCGTCGCCCTCATTGAATCGATTGGAGGTCTCCAATGACCCTCTACCGTTGCAACGGCTTTCGCTCCGTTCGTGCTGCGGGTATCCGCGATGCCGCTGAAATTTTCGCTCGCCGTGCCGCTCGCCGGGCTTTCGGTCGTCGCGGACTTGTCCGAACCCTCGTGGAGGACTCCTACACCCGGAACCTCTCAATCGTAGAGTTTGCCGCTTTCATCGGGTACCCGTCGGGCCGCAACGAAACGACCGGCCACAACTACCGTTTCACGGTCATCAACGGGGGTTCCCGATGAGTAACGGCTTCATTCTCCACGAGGACTCATCCCGTGTGATCATCGCAACGGGATTCTCCACCCCTTCAGACAACCGGAAAACCGGCGACATGATTCAAATTTGGATCTTGGTCAAAGCCGAAGATCCCGTCACCGCGATCAGAACCGGCTTGGATCGCTTAATCTGCGGCAATTGCAGACACCGTGGCCACGAAGAAAACGGAAAACACGGTGTGGAGCGGACTTGCTACGTCAACGAAGGGCAAGCACCGCTTGGCATCTGGAAAGCGTGGAAAGCGGGCCGATACCCTGTTTTGCAATGGATGGATTGCTTCGCGGGCCGCAAGGTCCGCTTCGGTGCCTATGGTGACCCGACGCATTTACCTCTCAGCCTCGCCCTTGCCATTGCTGGTGTTTCAAGCGGGTGGACAGGCTACACCCACCAGTGGCGAAAACCATCGCTTCAAGGGTGGAAACAACTCCTTATGGCATCGGTAGACACGGTCGGAGAACTTGTGATCGCTCGCTCGCTTGGCTGGTCAACCTTTCGCGTCACACCCGACCACGACCACCACACGATAGAAACCCTATGCGCCAGCGATCGCTCGGGGACACCCTGCGCCGATTGTATGGCCTGTGCGGGTGCGCGGGGTGGAATTCAAGCGATTCACATCCCGGTCCACGGGAAGGGTGCTGTCCATTTCAAAGGGGGTGTGCTGTGATCGATCAATTCAAACGGGAGATTGAGAAGCAGAGCCTGTGCGCGACGGTCGGTCGTGTGATGTTCTGCCCACGCTGTGAAAACCTAATGGATTGGAAGTCCTCCGTGGAATTCACGGTGTGGGAAATTGAATCCGGAAAGTGCCTTACGGTGCGTGCGATCTGCGCTCCGTGCTGGGATAATGTTCAATCCATGGTCACGAAGCCCAGTGTGAAATACCGTGTGGACACGATCGATGGAAGGAAGCTTAAGTGAAGCCTCTTCTCCGTGTCCTAGGGTATCTTGCCCTGTGTTTGCTGTTTACCCTATTGCTCATTCTCTCTGCGCTCGCTGGCAACGGTAGATAATCCAAGTCCCCACCACGCCCCGTAGGTTCAACCCTACGGGGTTTTTTGTTGCCCATAGGGTACCGCCCCGCTTGTCCTTCCTAGTTGGCCATCCCCTCAGTCTAAGTCCCCTTCCTTCCTTCCTTCCTTCCTTGTCCCCCTTCCCCAGGTTCCCCCCCCTAGGACATCCAATGTCCTACCCCGCTATTTACATAGAACTCCTAGGTAAGACACGCCATGTCCGACCCCGTTACATCCGCCCGCGCCCGCCCGCGCCCGCGATCCGCGGTCCCAGGATCTCATGGTGCGGTATTCCGGAACTCCCATACGCCATACGGAATTCGGAATTCGGAAACTGGAATTCGGAAACCGGGGTACAGGAAATCTTCATGGTGCGGTATTTTCCCTCTTGACGCTGATGGATATGGTGCGGTAGGTTGCGTCCATCGCCGCATGGTGCGGTGGTGCAACAAGGAACAACGATGATGAAACAAACGAAGGAAGAGCTGATCGGACTGATCAGCGGGTACGCGAGCAAGATCAACTCTGCTGTGGAGCAGGCCAAGGCTCGTTGGATGGACGAGGGTGAGTACGAGGATTGGGGGCAGTACGATGAGTTCCTGCGGGCCAAGGTTGTGGATTCTGGGATGGTTGCGGTTCGTACCCAGAAGCGTCCGTTTGGAGTGGTGGTGAGCATCCCCGGCGTGGATGTCTGTGATGTGCTGGTCTACTGTGACAGCCGGTACACTGGTTGGAAGGGTGTGGCGAAGAAGGCGAACGGAGGTGCCAAGTGACGCTCGAAGAGATCAAGGCGGCGGTCCTCTCCGGGCGCACGGTGCATTGGAAGAACGGGGCGTATCAGGTTATCATCGACAAGCCTATCGCCCGCAATTTCCGTGCGTCCGACCGTTTCCTGATCAACCAAGTTGGTACGACCATAGTCTGGCCATTGACATGGGCGGACGGGGTGACGATGAGCGAGAAGCCTGAGGACTTCTTCCTTGGTGAGGAGGAGTAGGCCAATCATCCCCTTCCATCCACCCTCCCAAGCGATCCCCGGACCCCCATCCGGGGCTTTTCGTTTCTAAGCGGTCCCACCCCCGTTTCGCATCCAAGGTCACTTTCACCATCAAACACGCTCCTAGCCCCATTTCCGCTCCAGCAATCCCCATCCACCCCTCGCTTCCAAACTGGCACTTCGCAATCAGTCGGAGGGTTCCGAAAAACCGCAGCCGCAGCGCGGGGGCCGTTAGAGCCCCCGAAAAGCGTTGCGGCGTTTGCGGTTTTTAACTCCCTAGTAGAGGGAGTGTAAATCTCCCTCTAGGGAGAGAAGCAGGAGGGATGATAACTTTGTGCGGTGGGTTGCAAAATCTATCTTCCTTTGCATTGACGGTTGATTTTGTGCAGTGCATTTTGTTCTTGCTATGAGTTATCTGGACAATGGTTCCACGCTTCGGTCGATGTTCCGACTGATGCCCCCGCAACGCCACGATGCCGACCCGGACAAGTCCGAGGTGCTGGCCTACATCCGAGGGAATCTGACCTGTGAGTTGGGTCGGGCGATCCGGGCTTTCAATTCCATGAGGAACAAGAAGTCCCAGGTCATAGTTTATGACATGGTTCATAGGCAGTGGCGTGGGTGCGACTGGGTTCCAAGCGGAGGGAGGTGGAGGAGGAGGGGGAACCGGAGCCCGAGGAGGACGTTGATCCTGATGTCATCGAGATACAGAAAAGGGCCACCGAAGCCCGTGAGGCTATGAAGATGGCCCGCGCTACAATCGAGAGCGATGAATGGTTCAAGGCTATGCGCGACGCCCTCGACGAGGATAAGAAGGCTTCTCCTTCTTCAGTTCCGCCCCAGTGAACGCGAGGGGGTTGCACTCCTCCCACTGGATGCCGGTGGCTGAGTGCTGAAGGTTGAGAATGGGGGAAGGGAGTCCGATCCTCCCGCCCCGCTTGCAGAAGGCTAGCTGGAACTTCCTAGGCTTTGATTGGCCTACTTCATGGAGAACGGCGATCTCCCGCGCCCAATTCGCAAGCTCGGAGCTTCCGAATCCTGAGTGGGCCAGTTCCATGGTGGTGAGGGGTTCGCCGGTTTCCTTGCGTTGGGGCTTGGAGACATGGTGCATCCAGATCCAAGCGACCTTGGTTTCGTGTAGGATGGGCTGGAGCTTGTTGCGGAGGAAGACGCTGACCTCGGACTGATCGCTCAGGTCTCCGCCGAAGTAGGAGAACAAGGGATCGGCGATGATGAGATCGAGCTTGGACTTGTGGATGAAGCGGCGGGCGTAGGCGAGGAACTGATCTCCGGTGCGAACGGTCTCGGTTCGGAACTCTAGGTTCTTGTGGAGCATGTTCATCTGCTCGATGGTGAACCTCCTGTGTGTGACCCCGCGGAAGGCTTCGGCGAGATCGCCGCGGTCGTTCTCCGCTTGGATGACCCCGATCTTCAATGGCTTGATCGGCGCGATGCCGAAGAAGTCGAGGCCGAGGCACCAGCGGACGATGATCTGCATCATCAGGCTGGACTTTCCGATGCCGGTACCGCCGCTGATGATCATAGAGGAGCCGCGAGTGATCCATCGATTGCCGATGAGGTTGTCCGGATCGTTGGCGGGATCGAAGTCGAGGAGGTCTTTGACCGTGACGATGGTGGACTGATCCTCGTCGGTCTCCCGATTGGTGAGCCAATCCTCCCAGGATGCGGCCCCGAGGTTGGTGTCCAACAGCCGCTGCTGAGCGGTGGGGCTTCGCCATGCGCCGGGGAGGCGGGACTAGCGGGAGGGGTTCTTGTTCTTGGCATCGATGCCGGGGATTACCCGATAGATCTCATCCCGGCGGGCGTCCCATTCCTTGCGGGCGGGGGCATCGACCCGGACCCAGCCGTGGATGCTCTTGCCCCCGGAGTCGATGAGGACGGTGATGGGTAGGCCAGAGTCACGCAGTCGCTTCTCCTGCTCGGGCTTGGGTAGGTCATCAAACTCGACCAGGACATGACGGAACGCGCTGACATCGTTGTCGCTGCCGCTGTAGAGGTTGGGCTTGAAGGGGTTGATGCGGACGAAGATCCCCTCGCGCTCCGGTGAGAGGATGCGGGACTGGGGATCATCGAAGCGGTTGAGCCATTCCTCGATGGTGATGAACGAGCCTGCACTGACTGGCCTACCCTCCTCGACAGCGTCGCAGATGCAGACGACCTCAGTCGGGGCGAACGCGGCCTGCATGAACCGCTTGAACTCGCTGGCTTGGGGATCGGGAATGGCGGGGCTGAGCGATGGGACGGGTACCGGGGCAGCATCGGCCACCGGCTTCTTGAATGTCACCCTGCTGAGATCGAATGACCCGGAGGGTGATGATCCCCCGGCATCGAGAAGATGGC